CATATTGTCATTGAACGCAACGATTACTTTCTGACCTTTAGAGCCAGTTAACTTACTTAAAACCTTGTTTGTGATGATAGACTGTTGTTCTTCAGTTGGTACTCCATTGTTGAAGTTGACCACCTTTGTGCCTGAGAATCCGTTTTGGACTTCGTTGATTAGGTAATCGGCTATTTCTTCTTCTAAAAGTGCGTAAGGTACTGCTCCTTGATAGTCAGGATAAGCGTAATACTTCATACCTACTGCATAAGGCTTTGAGAATAGAATCTCAATCTTATCTTTAGAATATCCATAAGCAGGTATTCTTGTAGGTGGGTATTTCTTTACATCAGTCCAATCGTCCGAGTAATAGTAGGCTTCAATTTCTCCGTCTTTGTTACACTTCTCTGCACGCAAAAGATTCACAGGCATATGAAAAGCCTTGAGGATTCTATCGTGCTTATCGTTGTAGTGTACCTGAATAGCGAACTGACCAAGCATCTTGCGGTCAATTGCAATCTTACGCAAACACTCTTTTGAAAACATAGCCATTGCTTGAGCGTACTCATTAGGCTTGCGAGAAGCGTCAGTAGCAGACAATCCACGTCCGTAAACCAAACGTGAAATGTTATTGATGATTGCGTTGTTTGTGGTGGAGTTCGTGTATCTATCCAATAAGAATTGATAGTAATTATTCGAATCTCCGTAATCTACCCACGCATCACGCTTGCTCTCCTGAATGACGGGAGTAGTGTATGCCGATAGATTTAGTATGTGTACGTTGTTACTCATAAACTATGAACGTATTTGATGTGGTGTTAGATGTATACTCTCCGTTGTTTACGGAGAACGTTACGATGTTTTGGTCAGTACAAAAGATTCTATCCTTGTAAACGATGTCCGTGTTTTTGTAAAGTACCAAATCGTAGAAATGTCCTTCCTTTAAAGCAAATGTAGCCGTCAACGTGTTAACGTAATCGCCTAATGTTTGCGATGTGATAGCTACAGTTACTGGAGTGTTTGTTTGGTCATCAGTCAACACCATTGATGTAGGTGTGTCTCTCGGAATAAACGAGAAGGTCTGAGCTGATGTAGATGTCGTTAGTACAATCATATTAAAGTAACTAACTTGATACCGATTTGTTTTAAAAGCAAAAAGGGCAGCCTAAGCCACCCTTCTTACACGCTATAAAGAAAACGATTATGCAGTAATGATAGTAGTCGTTGCTCCAAATACATCTCCTGCTGAACCTGTAAGCGCTGCCTCAGTAGAACAGTTAAGAAGATTAGCTAACAAAGTTTCTTGAGCTACGAAAGTCAAGGTGTATCCGTTTAGGTCACCCATTGCAGTACCGTTAGATACGTTTGCAGTAGTCAACTCAGCACCGTGCTCAAGACCCATAAGGAAGAACTGGTTGTTGCGGTTGCGAACTACGATTTGTGGACGTCCGTAAGAAAGCAATTTAACTGACTTGTGTGTAGTAGCATCTTGCTTTTTCAAAGTCATTGTTAAAGTTTGCTCAACGAATGTAGTTCCGTTTTCACGAGAAGAGGTTACAACTTGCTCAAAAGAGTTTGTTCCTTTGAGTTCGTATTTGTAAAGAGAAGTTACATTGGCAATAGTAGCGATAGTATCAGTACCAGCCGTGTATGTAACGTCTACTTCAGGATTGAAGTCACCATAGTTAATGAAGTAAACTGTTTCGATACCACCAACGGCATCTTTACATACTTCTAAGCGACCATTTGCTAAATCACAAGACATATTTTTAAGTTTTTAATGTTATAAAAAAGGGAGGAGCGTAGACCCCTCCCCGATTATTTAAGTTTAGCTAAGATTAGTTAGCAGAGTTTGTGATTCCGTAAGTAACAACGTCAGAAGCAAAACCGTATTTAGCATCTGCAGAAAATCTGAGAACCACGCGGACGTTCTGTGAACCGTCAATGTCAGCCATATCCAATACTTTAACTTCGTTCATATCGTTCAAAAGACCTGTTGCAAAGTACAAGTTAGATTTTTGAGCAAGAAGAGCTGTGTTGTTAGCAAGACCGTTAGCCATGAATACACGAACACCATCAAAGTAAACATCACCAAGTTGTTGGTTTGTACCTTTGTTATCGTAACCGTTAGCACCTACACCTGAAGCAGCGAAGCCACCCAATGCACGAACATAAGCACGATAGATGTTAGAAGAAACGTAAAGAGTTAAGTCTTCTTTTCCGTAAAGAGCAGCAGGACAAGCGTCAACGATTTTACCAAGCTCAGTGATTACGTTAGCAGCAGTAACAGTTGTACCAGCAACTTCGTTAGCAGATGGCAAAGAAGCATCAGTAGTCAATTGTGTCATAATACCTGCGAACTCACCAGCAGTTGCGTTAACACCTTGCCAAATTGAAGTCTCCATACCTGCAGCAACTTTCTCAGCAGCGTGTGCGATAAGGAAGTCAGCGAAAGATTTAGGAAGAACGTCAAATGCAGAGTAACCCATTTGGATAGCATCCCAATCTGAACGGAAGTCAGTTTTACAAAGTTGTAAGTTTACTTGGAAATACTCAGGTTGAAGAATACGCTCAGTTAAAGTGATTGTAGACGTAGGGTCAAAGTCACAAGTAGCGTTTTTGATGATACCATCAGTAGCTACACGCTTGATAACTTGTTTGAATTTGACATTAGGCATAACTGTGATACCACCTTTGTCAAGGGTTGGAGCAGACAATAAAGCTGCAGCAATGTACTTACCTGCGAACTCGCCAGCGTAAGTAGTAGTAATTGAAGTTGTTGTAGGCATTTTATTTAATTATTTAATATTTGAAATTCTGGATAATACCGTGTCCATAGTAGTTGCGTTTCTTTTAGTAGCAAACTTGAATACATCGGTAGATTGTGTGTTTTCAGGATTGAAAGAAATAGGCTTAGGCTCTTCGCTCAATTCTACAGGTGCAACTTCTTCTGCAACTTCAGTAGTTTGTGCTGAAAGTTTCGCTTTCAATTCTTCGTTCTCTTTTTTAAGTGCTTCGATTTCGCTAAAGAAAGATTCTTTAACGATTGACTCAATAACTTTTTTAGCTTGTGGAGCAGTCTCGGTAGCAGCTTCAACTTCCTCTTCTACTTCAGGAGCTTCTACTTCTACTTCAACTTCAGGTTCTGCAGCTTCACGAACATCAGCAATAACGCCTTCTTCGATTACTACAAGGATACGCATATCCTCAAGTTCATACTCTCCAATTGGAAGTGGGATACGTTGTTCGTCTTCCGTTAGGATAAATACAGGTTGACCAGCTTCAAAAGCATCTGCTTCGAGCATTGATACTCCGTCTGAAAGCATCATAGTTTCCAACTTCACTTCTAAACCTAAAAGTGTGCGGACTTTGTTTAAGATTGATTTTTCGTTCATTTGTTTTTATTTAATTTTTGCTAATACGGACATTAATTGAGTTTTTGCAGATTCAGTAGAATTAAAAAAGTAATTTTTATTGTCTATATTTTGAATAGATTTAAATGCATTACCTTCCATAGCCTTAGCTAATTTTTTATACTCAGCAGATGAATCTGGTTTTAAACCCATTTGTTTTGCAGCAGCCTCAAATTGTTGCATTGTATTAGTTGCGTTTTTTGCAACATTTGCATATTGTTTTTTATTAATATTGTATGCTTGCTCGGTTGCGGTTTGCAATCTTAAAATTGTAGAAGCTCTTTTCCCTGCCTCATTATTTAAAATAAGATATTCTTGTCTTAAAGCAGCAATGTTTTTTTCCATTTCCGCTATATTCAGACTTGCCTTGCCAATTCTTGTTGCGTAGCCAACCATATCCTGAGCAAGACCTAACTCAACACGCTCAGCTGCAAGTTCTACTTTGTCCTCTGAGAACAAACGATTGTAAACTGATTTTGTAGTATTCATACTTAAACAATTTTTAGATTTATATTTGTTTTATTTTTATCCGTTTTGACGTACCGTAGTCCTTACTCCGTTGTTCTCAGTTTGAGTAGGAGCAGGTTCGTTAACTTCAGCAGTTTTACCGATGCCTTGAGCTTGTAAACTACCATCACAACACTTGGTATTGTATGTTTCGTCTTCACATAGGCATCCTCTTTTGCTTCCTGCACGAGGACTTGCTTTACTTGGTGTTTTAAAGATATTTTTCATTTGTTCGTGTTTATATAGATATAATTTTTTTAATATCCGATTCGTTACGTTCGAGAATAGCAATAGTGTCTTCAAGGTTTGCAGTAATTTTCACTACTTCTTGAGTTCCTTTTACATCATTAGGATTTAAACCTAACTCTTTTGCTTGTTTAGCTATTTTTTCAATAAGAGCAACTGCTAACTTAATATCTTCTTGAGCATCTTCAGCATCCATAGTTGCTTGAACATACCCGTCATTTAATTGATTTTTAACTTTTACAAAATCACCTAAAGCATTTACTGCTTTTTGTGTTGACTTCATTAATGCTCCATCAATGGCTTTCATACGAGTTAAAAGTTTAGCTAAATCTTCAACCAAACCTAATTCTACTTTGTGAGAAGCTAACTGAATCTCCTCTGCGTTACGCTCCATTTGAGCGATTTTGTTTAAGATATTGTTCATTGTAATAATTCTTTAAGTTTATTTATTGTTTCGTTTTTGCGTTGTTGCTCTAAAGACATTTCTAACTTGTCAGCAAAGTAACCCTCAATTGAGAAGCCTTTTACTTTTCCGTCTTTGACGTCTTGCCATACCTCATCGTTATCAACTTTCATAGAAATCATCCACGTTCCTTTTGGCAAATTGAAGCCATATAATTGGGATTTATCCGATTTACTATCCTCAATCAACCAAGACTCTACAACCGTCATTCCTTTAACTGCGTCTTTGTGTTCGTAGGTTGCGTTAGATTGGTTTCCGTTCTTGAAGAATAACTCCATAGCTTGACGTACCGTGTCTTCCGAGAAGTAAATGTAATACTCCTCTTTCTTTGCGTTTACACGATAGATTTTCTTGTTAGGTATCAAAGCCGCACCCATCAAGATACGCTTCTCTTTGTCAACTTCTTTGAGTTCTACTTCGTGTTTTGATAGGGCAACAAAGTTCTCCTCAATGGCAGGAGACTCGACTACACTCACGGCATCAATTCCGCTTGCTGCGTCTTTTTCGTCAATGATTAATTCAATTACTTGCATATCTATTCAA